ATAAGACCGAAACTGCATCACATTACCCACTACTCCCCGGCACGACGATCGACTGAATCCAAAGTTCAACAGATTGTCTTTTCCGATATGCTGAAGGAGCAATAGCAAAATATTTATGCCAAGCACTATATACAATGCCCGGAATACTTTTGACCAATCTTCAATATGCAAACACGCTATATATAAATATACACAACCAACCACCTGCATGTACGCCCACTGCGATATAAACGGCGCTTTGGAGAAAAACGTGTTGACAAAACATAGCGCCGTTAATGCCTTTACGTATAGATTTATTTCAAAGAATAGCGTACATATACCGAGAAAACCTGATATCAATACCAACCATACCCAGGCCACCTTTTCTGTAAAAGGGATGTGCATTCCAATGGGAGGCATTAAAGCCATTGCTATGATAGGAGCCAGAATAAGGTAGGTCTTTATGTTTTTCAAGCAACCTCTCTTGAGTCTAATACGTGCTTAATGATAAATCCTGCAACGATAGCGACCAACAGAGACGCGGCCTCAATAAGCAAAAATTGATCAGTCTCTACAAATGCGTCTAATTTATTGAGGAATTCATATATCATATTATGTTGGGCCGTTTTTGATAGGAACGGCCCGAAACCTATCCTGCTACTTTATAACACACCGGAAGATCTGATCGATAGTATGTCCAACCCTGCAACATATATCGAGGACCGCCTGATACAGACTTAACACCGTTACCTCCTTTGTTACGCTACAGTACCGTTCGTCGCTACTATGACCCAACCATTGGTACTATCTAAAAACAACAACGTTACATATTCGTATGCCGCATCAAGAGTGACTGTGGAATAGCCGGTCTTGGTAGTAGGAGTAATGACCGCCGTTCCAGAACTTGCTCTCGATATGGCAAACACAGTTATTATCTGGCCAGGAACACCATCCGCCAACGTATGGACAGTACCAACGCCCTCGCCTATCGCTTTTGTGACGTACCCATACGTCAAGGGGATCGTAGTAGACCCCGATACCATCGCTGAAACTCCACCTCTCTGAACACCGGCATAGATCGAATCGTAAGGCAATTCTCTGCCCAATAACTGGTACGTATCCGTGTTGCCCCAGTTATTGTAATCTGCGCAGTAGCCGACAGTCGATAAGGCGGTGAGCATCAGGACAGCCATAATGCCTATCCGTAAATATCTGTTCACCTTTTCCTCCTTATGTCCAGGCCGGAGGTTTTACCCTCCGGCCCGAACAGTTAGTTTAGAGCAACTTATCGAGTGTCTTGTCGCCTTCCAGGACGATCCTGGCGTCTATCTTACCGGCCGTCATGTTGTTCGCGAGCGTATACGTCGCAAACAGATAACGGAGGCAACCTTCCGGTATTATCGCCCTGTACACCTTACCCGCGGTAAGGGTAGCAGCCGCGATTGCGCCTGTCTGATACAGCGTGACAAGGCCGGTCGAAAGATCAGATGATGTAGCAGTCTGAAGTTTCAGGTTCAACGTCCCGGCATCACTTGTCGTGAAAGCGGTATCAACAAGAAACTCTACAAACGCGCCAGGAAGGATCGCATCCCCTGCGGCCTTCGTGTCGATGTAATACGTTGAGTCGGCGGAGGCATTGGTAATGACCTGCGCATCGCTCAATACTGCCTGATAGTCTATAAACATCTTGTTTCTCCTTTTTTGCCTACTACACTACGCTGACATTACCGATATACTTACCGGTAATTAGGTCGTGATCCTCGACTCCGCGTTCGTGATCGCGTCGACACGACGGCACGGAACGCCCTGGAAATTGAGCGTCGGCCTGGTGATACCGGACGGACCCTTCATGTCATCAAGTGACAGCCAAAGGTTCGACTTCGATATCAACTTAACGCGCAGCATTGCCCTCACCCTCTGGTTCATGTAGAACACAGGGCGAACGGATCCAACCGGCGGGAACTTGTCGAGCGCCATGCTCATATACTTGAACAGGTTAGCCGACGTATCGGAGGTATCTCCGGCGGTTTCAAGATTGCTTATGTCGATGTTGCAGATACGGACGACAAAACGCCAATCTCTTACCGCGATGCCTACCTTGTGCTGATAGTGACTCCTGAAGGCCTGGTATCTACCGGCTCCAGGGAACGACTGACCGTCATACACAGTCACTTCACCAAGGTCCTTGAAGGCCAGACCGGCCTGGGAACCTTTGGGGAATATGCCATGTATGGTGTTATCCGACCAACCAACGAGCCATATCGACGTGTTGTCAGACCCGGTTCCGCCGGCGTCAATAACGTTCGTCGATGTGGTCGCACCCGACACCGCATAATAGCGCGGCGCCAGACCGGTGAACTGCTCCGGATTGGTGGACACATCTCCGTATATGAGCGCGGTGGCGAGCGCCTGGCCCATACCTTCGATGATCGCCTTATCTTCAGACAGCCTGAAGTCGGCGGTGTTGCCGTTCAGCATAGCGAGGTCCTTATCTATTTCAGAATAGGCCTCCAACATGCCGCACGTTTCGGTGATCTGGTTCGAGGTGCTCTTCACCGGCACAACGCCTCTGTTCAGCAGACGCCAAGTCGGTGTAGGTATGTTCGCCCTGACAGTCGTCTTATGACCGGTAGGGAGGTTACCCTCGATAAACGGAAGATCATCGAGTATTTCGTTGTACTGATTCAGGATCTCTGCTACTTTGGCTATCTTCCCATCCGGGTCGATGCGCCTCGCCCAATCCAATAGCGTGGGCCACGCAGTTGATAATGCAGTTGCCATGATTCTCTCCTTTTACTCTTTGGTGTTACTCTTGCCATACATAACTTCACCATCGGTCCTTTGGTCCGATGCCCTTGACTTACCATCAACGAATTTATCTTCGCTGATCAACTTGCCGATACGGATAAGGTCTGATATGAAATTGAAGTTGTTCGATATCCCGGCATGGTTCAGCAACTCCTGCGTTTCCTTTGAAAGAAAGCGATCCCTTGACCTAGCCGCATACGCAAGTTGTTCCTTCGCATTAGGGCCTAACTTCTCCAAAGTATTCTTTCTTTCTGTTTCCAGGAACGCTTTATAGTTCGCCTCCTGGGCATCCTGAAACGCCTTTGCCTGCGCCTCCGTCTGCGCCTTTACCTGTGGCGCATAAACATCGACCAACTTCTGGACTTGTGCCTGTGATAACCCTAATTCCTTGAAGGCCGGTGTCATCTTATCCAAGAGTGACATATCTGCCTTCATGTCATCAGGCACTTTCACGTCATACTTCTCCGGCAACGACTTTGCCTTTTCAGCCGCATCAGCATCCAATAAGGCCTTACGCTTTATCTGATCTTCTGTCGATAAGGTCTTTTCATCCGCTTTCAGCAACCGATCTCTCTCCGCCTGTGCCTGTTCGTCAATCGCTCCGTCCAATACGGACTTATCGCTTGACGGCCCGGTTACATTCGGATCATCCATCACCGACTTTGGAGCCGGTGATCCTACTGCATCCTGCCCTGGCGCCGGCGTTGGATTTTGCGGCGCTCCGGTTTCATTACTCATCTTTGTCCTCTTTCTTTTCTGACTTCATTTCCGACAGGTATTCGGCCCTCATCTGGCCGAGCGCTGTCGGTGACGCCTCATTTATATCTTGCAATAGGGCCAGGCCGATATCCCTCTGGCCTTCCTTAAAGGCCGTAAGGTTAGCGTCCTTCGGCGTATATGAGGCACGAAATACGCCTGTAAGCCCCCACAACTTCCATATATACCTTCTGCCTTCCGGAATAGATATTATCTTCCGTAGGTCGTTGATTTCACGAGCGTGCCTGCGCTTACGCTTTTCGGCATCTTCTTGTGTTTCCTGATTCTCTATTGCAAAAGGATCTTCAATCATTTACCACCTTACAATACATACACCAGGCAATCCGTTGCAATTGGGATAATCAAGACAAGAACCACCTGCGCCAAATCCCCACTTTTTAAATAAAAAGTATATATTAACCCCTGATGTATAAACCTTACCGCCACGACCAAATCCTAACGGACTGTCTCCTCCGTATTTCCAATAAGTGGTTTCTCCGTCTATGTTAATATCTCCACCGGTCGCCAAGCCTCCCACACCTGCTCCCATTGCGCCTGACGCTATCACCAAACCACCAAAAGCGGTCGGAAGACCCGGTGTGGCAGGATTATTTCCAGATTGATTACCTCCGGCACCAATCGTCACCATCACATCCCCGGAGACTGTTACTATCTTGCGAACATACGCTCCACCGCCACCTCCGGTATAATTCCCTGCGGAATCCCCTCCTCCGCCTCCCCCAACGCATTCCACGTCAACAGTCGTGACCCCACCAGGCCTTGTCCACATCGCAGAAGAAGTAAATATCTGCATATTCGGAGTAGTAGAAACTCCTGCCCACGAACAGGTGCCTGCGCCATCGGTCCTTATCACTTGCCCCGCCGAACCATCCGATGTCGGCAACTTATATCTTGCGCTGATTATAGCCTCGCCATGTCGCATAATTATCTGCCTTTCTTCTTCTTGCCCTTACCGCAAGGCATAGAGGCCTCCTTTAGTTATATATCTGGACTACGTCCGTCACGGCCGGAAGAGTAACCGACAATTCGTCAAACACTACGCCGTTATCTCCAAAGTATATGTAGCACCTGTCGGCAGCGGACGCCGCCTCCGCTTTCATATACCAGTACGATCCGCTTGTCGCTCCGGACCTGAACGCCGCGACGTTATTCGCCGTAGTAGCGGTATACGCTATAACCCTTACGCGGATCCTGCCTGCCGCTATCCTGGTTTCAGACGTTCCACCGGTAACGGAATATCCGTATTCGGTTTCAGTAACTGTCGCTGCCGCGGCCCACGCCTCAACAGACGATAACAATAATCCAACCGCCAATACTAATGCAAATAACCTCTTCATCTCCGTCTCCTTATTTTTTTCCGCTTGCTACGTTCAGTAACGCATCAAGGGCCGATCCCTGATTCATAGGCGTAGTACCGGCGTCCTTTACGGCACTCCCGGCTTTTGCGGCCGCCTCTGCCATTTGTTGAGAGGCGGCAAGATTCTGCGCTTTCTCATTTGCATCCGCCCTCTGCTTGCGCTTTGCGACCATCGCCTGCTCATCGTTTATCGCTTTAGCCGGAACGCCCATCATTTCGGCCTTCTCTTCGTTAAGGCCGTCATAATTTATGATGTCGATACATTCCGGATTGATCTGAACGCTCTGCTCTACGCTCATGCGCCACTGGTCAAGACCCTCTATTCCGGCCATCTTCTGCGCTTGCGCCAGAACAGAGATATACTTGAACTTCAACTCCATCCCCTCGATCTCCTGCGGAGGAATAGGTAATAGGCCGTTACGCTCCATTATCATAAGCGTCCGGTCATTCAAAGGATTCAGTAATTCGCCTTCCGTCTTTTCCAGGACAGGCCCCAATACTTGAACGGCCTCCGCCTTCTTCTGCATTATTTCATAAGCCGTAATGTTTCTACCTGTCCTTTCCGCGTCAGCAAGCATAAGGAACAGATCGACAAAGAATTTCTTTTGTATCTCCTGCTGTGTCCGTAATATTTTTTGATCCATCGCCGCAAGGTCAGGATTGATTTCATAAGCCGGTTTCACTCCCGCGTTTGGAAGTAAAGCAGAGAACCTGGTAACGCCGTCAGCAGCCATGTTGATTTCACCCTGAACGGAGGCGTCAACTTGTACAGGCGGCCGGATCACCTTTGACAACGCAATAAGATAATCCTTCTGCATCTTCTGTAGCATCTTACTATGGCCGAGCGCCTTCCACCCAGGCCCTCTACCATACGCATCGGCGGTTGTGGTCGTTGACCATCGAGGCCCAAGTATGGGAAACTCGTTGTAACCGCCGATACGCAGGTATTTATCCATCATCGCGCCATCTTCCCAATAGACGCAACGATAAGGCATGTTCTTGTAATCTTCGTAATCTGTCAGACGATTATCATTTGATTCGACAAGGTGATTGACTATGCGCCACTGATCCGGCGTTCCGTTGCGAAATGCCTGGAGGACTTGAGGCGTTACGTTATCTTCGCCAAACTCATCGATCATCTGCCCTACCGTCATCCAGAACCTGCGATAAAACGCATTCACCCGGCCGTCCGGTCCGGTGCCGAAATAGTATTCGCCTATCGTATAAACGCGCATCCGGACAACAGTATTGAAATCTTCCTGTAAGAATGAACAGGCCGTCCCGAACGAGGCCAACTCTTCGTACATCGTGTAAAGCGCGCCGTATACGTTTGAATCGGCATATATGCGCAATAGGCGCTTTGTCACTTCATCAAGCCATGCCCTTACCGGCGCATACTTCATGAGATCGGTATCTTCCAACTCCAATTTAAGCCAGGGCCTGGACGGCGATGTGAGGCCAGATAACATACCGGCCGCAAGCGTTGCCGCCGACTCTTCCGGACAAGAATCTATCATCTTCTGGTGATCTATCTTCTTGCCGACATTCGGCCTTGTTTCATAAAAGAATCCGCGAGTAGGCGATATGTAATCAGACAGATCGCGCCAGGCCGGATACCACAACATGCCTTCTGTCTTTAACGCCTGACTTCTCTTTACAAAAAACCATCTGTCCATTCCGGTATTTTCGTAATGTCCTTTCGGAACAGGAGTCGATACCGGAACTTGTCCTTGCATAGTATTAATTGCCATCTTTACGCTCCAATTCCTGGACACCGTAGTTAGCAGGTCCTATGTGATAACACTCTTTTGATAAATCATGATCGCAGTATATCTTAAAACCTTTGTGCCTGGCCGCCTCGCAGAAGTTATAATCTTCTCCTGTCCATCGCGGCGTCTTAAACAGACCCTTCTCAAACTTGTATTCAAAATACGGCTGACGCAACTTGTCAAATACTTTCATGCTGACAAGCATGATCCCGGTGCCGATCCGGCTGACCTCTTCCAGACCTGCACCCGGCTTTGTCAACCTCTGCCCTTTGAGGTCCTCACAATTCGATCTTACAGGCGGCCGCTTGGTAACGCTGTGAACCGCCACAATGTCTTTATCATGCCCAACCAGGCGCGTGATCATATCCTTTGGAAATATGTGATCACTATCTACCATCAAAAGATGATCTGCTCCGGTATTGCGCGCCTCTTCAACAAGCGAACATCGCGCCTGGTGGACAAGCGAACCCTTCTTTGTGATTATCGCCCGGATCTCCACGCCCTGCTGTAAAGTATATATACATGCCGCATTAAGCGACATAGCAAAGTCGGTATATACCATATCACCGCAAGGCAATCCGATCGTTATCTTCATGAACCTATCGTTTTCTTCCCTGTCCCGGTAAGGTCAGAACCCTGTCCGGTAAGACCTTGAGGCGATGTCTTTATCGTAGACGCCGCGCCAAACTTCAACGCATTAACACGATTACGCCTCTGTTCCGCAGTCTGTTGTGGCGCTACTTCTGACGGAATCGGTGTCGGCGCCGGCGGTGGTAATGACGGCGGCGGCGGAGGCGGTGGTGGTGCCGGTGGTTTAGATCCGCACATATTAGAATCTCCTTTTTGTTATGTTCTTTATCAAGTAAGTGCCGTCTTTACTTGCGGCATATTCCTTGAATCCGAACTTTACTGCATAATCATACATATATCCGCGTGTCCTGTCGATAAAGGCCCACATCTGCTTAAATCCGTATTCCATTATTTGTTGTTCTACGGATAGTAAGAATATGACGCCGCGCCTCGTCTTTTGAACTTCCGGTAGGCCAAATATATGCTCCAGGCGCGGAATCGTCTGGCCGTCGGTAAATAAAACCTTCTTAAACGCTATTACAGCGACGATCTTCTCGTCGATGACCCATGTATATACCAGATCACAAGCACGATCATATTCTTCGTTGATGCCGCAAGTCTTGGCCAGAGCCTCTATTTCCAGGAGAACGTCTCCGGGCATTATTTCGTGATAGCATTTGATATTAAGATTACTCATGCAAATACGTCTTCCGTTGTCTTGGCGAACTCTAACTTCTTACCCATGTTACGACCAAATGCGTCTACCTTGACGCGCACCGGCATTGCGAACGTCAGCGCCAGGGCCGAACCGATATCCGGTGACTTACCGAGACGCTCTTTAATCTTGTCATTGGCCTCTAACTTCATACGATTGGCGGCGTCATAAGAATAAGTAGGAACAACAATGTCGGCCACTACCTCCGGCATATCCGGTATGGCACCGCCGTCAATCATCCATTGTTTCAATAGATCCCACATTTCAGAACGCTTGTCATGGTATGCGCCAGGCGCAAGCGGAGTGCCGCCAAAGTTTACTTCAAATATGTTCTCATATCCCAACTGGCGCAAGCGATCTATAACGCCCTCGCCGCGCCCGGCGTCTATAAATATGGCGTCCGGATTCCATTCTACGATCTCATTGACAACTTTGGCCACAAGCGTCATGTTGTCTATCTTGGTGAATACTTTAGGCGTAAACGCCTGGAGGCCCTGGCGCCGTATGATTACGGCCCTGTCATCGCCGAACCGGGCCGGATCTACCCCGAGGATACGCGGCGCCCCGAATACATCGCCTTCCGTATATTTTTTATGGCGTGACGTAGTAGCGAGATCGATAGTGATAAGGACGTTGTCGGCGGCCGCACTAAAATCGCACAGCAACTCTTGCCGGTAAGTAGCATCAGACAATACGTCCCGGAGTTGTTGTAATTCTGCCTCCGGAATAATACTGGTTTCGTCGGCGCGGTAGATCCCGGCCCACCATGTCGCATCACCTTCCGCGACTTTCTTCTGCGCTGTTTGCCATATTTCATAAAACTGATTCTGCCCTTTCGGTGTCCCGATCCATAACGCCCACCCGGAACGATCTGTCAGCGTGGGCCGGATAACCTCGCCAAATAACTCCGGCCTCATTTGAGCGTATTCATCGAGGATTACGCCATCGAGATATGTTCCCTTTAACGCATCCGGGTTATCGCCGCCGAATAAGAATATCTTTGCGCCGTTAGGCAATGCAACTGATAATTCAGATTCATTGACCTTTACGCCAGGGATAGGCATTGTGTAATGCTTTAGATAATTCCAGGCAATCAACTTGGCCTGTTTCAAGAACGGAGCGATATAGGCATAGCGCGGATCCCGGAGTGTATTCTGCGCCGCCATTTTAATCATGTGGTTTAATGATAGAACAGTCTTGCCGAGGCGCCTATGCGCCACCAGGACAGCAAAGCGGCATTTTTCAATAGCCGGATGAATTATGTCTTGAGGGTAACGCGGTTTATAGGGTATGGTTACGATAGGCAATTTATGATTCCCATTTAATAATCACCGGGCCATTGTCAGCGCCGGTGATCTCATGTTTCTCTGCCGGCTTTCCGGCGATCCGGTTCATGATGTATTCACATGCCTTCTGATCACCTTCAAGCGCATTGTATATTGTCCGGAGTGCAACAGCAACACCTATCTTGCCTTTGACATTTTTCTTTGTGGTAGGATCTTCGTAAGCAATCTTCTTATCAAGTAGTTTTTCCAACTCTTTAGCCGGATCGCAATATCCCTTCTTCTTGCCTGATGTCTTTGGCTTTGGATTCCCTGGCTTAAATTGCGTATCAGTATTGGGAAAAGGCACCGCTATCTCACCGCTATCTTATTAAAATGAGTCTGGACCGCCCGACCCATAGACGTAAAATGCGTCTGCCTCGATCCGGTTTCTCCCGGATGCGGCCGACGCACGTATTTCGGATACTTACAAGAATTGGCCTTTGCATGCCGACATTCAGATTCTATCAAGAAATTAATATAGGTCTTTTTTCCTGATACCTGCCGGACGCAAGAGGCCGCAGAACAATCGAACATGTATGCCCTTATATTATAGCCGTTCCGAGGATTGACAGGGCCTTAACGGCCAACGCTCCCTGCAAAGGCAAACTCCATGTCTACCTCCACCTAATAGTATATCATATGAAATTCTCCTCATAGAGATAATTATGAATTTTCTTCAAATTCTCCGTCGATGTCTTACCTTTGCGCCAGGACTTGACAGCATACTTAAATATCTCTGCCGCAAGAACATCGTACGCTTTGTGAATATCTTCATCTGTTCCCATAAAAACCGACTTATTCCAACGCTTTTTACTCCCTTTCGCCACAAGGAACGCCCTCCACCGGTTGACCATCTATGGGTTCCTGTGTAGGATCGCATGACGCATCGATACCGGATATGCCTACCGCGTAAGCACTGTCAATATTTGATCTCATGAAAAGGCACGCCAGGATAACAAGCGCTAAACAAACGTTTCTTAATAATGTAAACATCGGTCACCATCCCTTTCGTCTCGTGGACGGATACGGCTCCGTCTTTGCCTGTCACCACAAAATCGGCATAGTAATTTGTGATGTGTATGCCGTTCACATCCATAGAATATTTGACCTGCGTCCGGATCTCCAGGACCTCACCCTGGCGCTTTAACCTGTGCAGATCGTTACAATACCCGGCCTCAAAGCGACTATGGTGCATATGCCCGGCCTGGCATGTGCATGTGGTGCTGTTATATTTTGATCTTCGCTTTGGATACCAATTCATATTATCCTTTCATAAAATACACGCTTAAATTTATCAGGAACGCTCCAAACCAATAAAGCGCCCTTAAATAGTTACCCTCAAACATAGCAAATATGCTAACGCATATATTAACGCATGATAAAAATAATATCAGTTTTCCGCTCATTTAATACTCGTATAATGTTGGCTCCGGCGGTCCTTTATGGATTTTATATTCTTCCATATTCCAGGCCATTACTTGCTCCGGAGTATCCCATAATTTCTCAAGACCCCTTTCTTCTCTGGCCTTGATCATTCGTGCATATGCATTTAGATATGCTTTCTTATAATGCGGCCACCGGATAAATTCCATCTTGCGCTTTTTAGCCGATGACATTGGACAACCAATACAGCCGATTCGGGTAAATCCCTGATCGTATAATTCGCAATACGGAATATTATAATGCCTGATATATTTCCATATCTCCGAATCCTTCCAATCTATGATTGGATGCAAAAAATTCTTTTGCCCATCTTTAAGACATATGTCTACCATCTTCCGTCCGCGCCGCTTTACGCTTTCGGCCCATCTTACTCCTGTAAGAATAAATCTTCCCTTATCAGCATGTCCTGTTTCCTCTTTTAATTCCCTACAGCAATACCGAATCATTCGCGTAGGCGGTATCCCATGCTTTTCAATAAGTTTCCACATGTTGGTAACCGGCTTATGCCAAATAACATCAGGATAATTTTTTTTGATAAACATAAGTAACTCTTTTGGATCTACGCTTGTCATTTTAAAATGCGCCTCAAATTTTACACCGGATCGCTTTGCGATATCATACAAAACGATGCTATCCTTTCCACCGCTGAATGCCAACCAATACCCTTCCGGCGGCTCATAATGACGTAGGCGATCCATAGATGTTTTTTCTTTGTCAACAAAATCGAATAACGTTCTTTCTGTGATTATGTTGCTCATTTACACAACCTCCTGTATAGCGCCGGTCTTGACCATATGCGAGCAAATCGGCGATATTCACGTGAATATTTTATTGAATTATCCCGGTCAATATATAACTGCGCAAATGGTAGCACTCCGGCCGCATATACTGCCCGGAGCCGCGCCTCATCGTCCGCGATATCTTTGCCTATCAAAACGTAACAGTAAAGATGCTCTCTGGTAAATCCTACTTTATTCAGTTTCGATATCGCTATACGCAACGGCTCAATATCTTTATTAGAATCGCATGCCATCCATATCTCTTTAACTGATAGCAACCTCATATCCGCCGCAATCTTATCTGTCATAAGATATTTATCTATTCCACCGCGAAACTCTATAGATTTCTGTTTTTTCAGCATATCCCATACCCTGGCCCGGTGACCCCATCCGCAGGCCAATAGGTTATTGTCCTGGACGATATTCCCATCCGGGAATGAATCCAACTCCACCAGGCCGCGCCGGACCATACAAAATGAACATGCCTTTATGCATCCGCGCGACGTTATTGTAATGCCCGGCCGCAAATAGCGCCCTGGAATCATCGGCTCCGCACTTTCGCCGTCTATGGCCGGGCCGCCGATCCGGACGCTCCCATACCGGCGCCATTCCAGAGCCAGGCGCTCTGCCTTTGGCTTATCCCATGTGAACACGACACTTATATGAACCTCGTCATACTGCGGCGTAAAAAGATCCGGCGGACCATAATAGGCATCCGGATCGATAGGAGTCATGCTCGTCTTACTTGGAAATACTCGCGCTATTCTCATAAAACCTTTTTAAATTTATGTATCTCTATGTGCCATTTATTTAGATTTGTTTTACCGGTATATAATTCATCGGTGCGCATGTGGCGCTTATAAAATCCCCTGTTGGACGCCTTATCTTTCCAATACTGATTTAAAAAATCATACATCCGGATCCACCACCACCCTTTAAGATGCGACCAATCTCCGCCATATTTTGCGAGAAGAAAAATATACTGCGGTATGTCTTGGTGTTTATTGTAAAATTCTGTATACTGTAGAATCTTGCCAATATCAAATACTATTGGGTATTCATAATCCGGAAGATTTTTAATATGCCAAGATCGGTCGGGTATCTTTTCCGGACCCTTAACTTCATACAAAACGTTCTTGTTTTTACGCCCAAAATCAAGTCCAGTTTGTCCGTATGGCTTATCTATCAATTCAATCCCTTTGCCTAACATAAACTCTTTAAACATATCTTCTGTTTTATCGCCTATCTGAACATAGTTTAGAGATGGAGGCGAGGATTTCTTGTTTCAAGAGGTCTGTTTCATTATAGTCGCTTATCAAAACCTTTTGGCATAATATATCTATTTCATCTCGTATCGTCGTTGGCATTTAATCCCTCCCCATATTGTTAATACCAACAAAATGGTCTACTTCTCTATCCACCTTGCGATATCTTCGATGGCTTGGTTGTAGCCAGAACACAATGTCGGGTTGCCCTCAAAGTCGTTCTCTGCCCAAGAATTTTTCTTCTTCCGCTCCCTTATCGCTTGTGCGAGTTTAGAGATGGCGGAGATTTCGATATAATCCATCCTTATCCCATTTGAAAAGTTGGCACATATGTTTCTAATAATCTCTCTCACCGTCTCCTGTGGCATATTAGTCCTACCTCCCCATAATATTGTCTATTGCATTGATTATTTTAATCGCAATATCGTCTTGGTCATTCGGCAATGCACCACTATCGTGAAGTTCCCATAGTTTTTTGTAGAAATCCTCTACCAATTTCCAATCACTTACTCCGTCCTCATTAAACTTCATTTGTCACCTCCATCTCTGTCCTCCTTTATTACTATGTTTACTCCCCTATTACCACCTTTGTTAGTGAGTGGGCGGGCAGGATTTGAACCTGCTTTGATATTTGCTTGGGCTGTCTTTCCGACATTTAATTTATCAGTAGAAATAATCTACCGATAACACCATATTCACTCAATATCTATTCCAGCGTTTTCGCCAGAACGCCACCGCCCACTCGTTTATTCCAATTCCTCTAACGCTTTACGTTCCCACCAGTCACTATGAGCCTTGAATCCGCAGCCAGCACATTCGATTATATCACCGTGTTGTATCCACGGCTTGACAGACGGGTTACAGTTCTTACAAGGACATTGCTGCGGATAATTACACTTTGGGCAGTTCATTATTTTTCACCTTCTTCATTAACAAATACACACTCTCTATTTCAAGGTCAGTTGGTGCGGTCTTTATCCGCTCATCCCCCCATATCCACCCATAAACCTTTCCGACACGATTATACATAGGATTACCCTCTATGGCGCAAGAGGCGAGGGCTCCCATCATCACAAAGTCAATCTTGTGATATGAGTTTTCGATGTAGCGTAACATCTTATTTCGGGTTTGTTTGTTCATATGTTTTAGTGAGTGGCTCGGTGGTTGGCAGGGCTTTCGTCCCTTCTTCCACTACTGGATTTGGTGAGGTAGCACCCTCATAATTGTTACGCTATTTTCCCATACCATATATGTCGACCAAGACACGAGCCACCTTTGTTAGTTGAGTGGGCGAGATGGTCTTTGCCATTTAGCCCTCCCATCTCTTCATCGCATTACTCTCCAAGCGACGTCAAGTTTCGCGCATAACCATTTAAGTAAGCACCATAAATTACAAAAAGTATAAACCTCTCTTTCCGAATGCGCGCCCATTGGCACCACTTTTTGTATTGCCTCAGCCGTTAAAATAATATTATCCGTTTCTTTTAAGCATAACTGACAACGCATACTATCCCTCCTTTTTTATAATATCTCCCTTAAATCCTTCTGTGGAATTTCATAAAAGTATCCATGATCTCCGTTCTTATGCGCGGTCCTGTATTTCTGTGATATAGCATTTTCCTTGCTTATCAATCCCCGGTATATAAAACAATCCTCCTTTCGGTCCAGGCACATAAATCCGACTACTGCCGCGCGCTCGCATCGCCTGTTTATATTCATCACCCTTCCGAAACTCGCCGGAAACTGGCATTTCACGTCATACCACCTGTCATGTATCAATATATCGCCCTTTTTTGTAGGTCCCGGCAATACCTCCGGCATCCAGGAGATACACCATAATTTATGCGCCGCCAATTCGCCAAGAGACCCCTGTATATTTACTTCAGCCGATGTATACGAGGCCTTCTTATCGTCATATATACCGGCCTTATTATCCACGTCTTTGATCTTTAAGGCGTGCCTCGTAGCCGCCTCGATCTCTTCCATAGTGAGATATACGCACTCACCTATTCTTGGCATTTAAGTCCTTCATTGTATTGGCTATAAGCGCCGCGACCTTTGCCCTCTCTTCAGGATTAGGTTCTACCGCCGGTTTCGGTGCCGGTGTTTTGACGATCTGTTTTTTAACAGGTACCCATCCGCGCCAATCCTCTATCCAATTAGATCCGTTTTTAATAAACCCCTTCTTAAACTCTTCACTGCTCTTATAATTGACCAGGGCCGACATAAGATCTTCATGGTCCTTATCGGTCTTTACTGTTGCCAGGTATGTCTGTATAGCCATAGACATACCTACCTTCTTTGGATATTCTTTCCAAAAATCGTCAAACGTGTAAGTGCGTTTATCGCTCTTATCTATCTTATCTATCTTCTCTTCTCTTATCTTACCCACTAACACGGCGTCATGTAAGTCCTTACGTAAGGTCTTACAACGATATCCACTCATATACTCTCTGTCGTGCTTACGCCTACTCTTTATATGGTCGACATCTTCCATAACCTTTTGTATTACAATACTTTCCGATGTTCCTGTCTTTCGTAAATATTCCTTAAGTTGACGATGCTCCGCCTTCCCTAACTGCGCATCCAACTGCTCTTCGGTAGGAACGCGTTCGATGGCCGCAACGTACACCATCATCATTATCCAGGTCCGAAACACCACCAAAGGCGCCCCCGCCATGTCAAAAATAGCATGACTTGTCTTGACTTTTATCCAGTCCATACAACAAATAAATAGACGCCGGAGCCTATATTACGGCCCCGGCGCCTACCCTTTCATGTTAGAACGGCGTTTCTTCCTTTGGTATGTCCGGTGCCCCCGAACCATCATCCTGCTTGATCTCTACTATCTTGCCTTTCGTCGCTCCAGGCCTTGTCTTTCCTTCCCGGTCTATCCACGGATCCTCCTGGACATGCTCAACCCTTCCAAGAACGTACTGATCAAGGATATCAATGATATCCCAATCATAGACTCCGTCCTTCGCCGCCTCGATACCGCAAGCAGACAGGATCGACTTTAGGAACCATCTCTTACCCTGGACAGCGATGGCATAGACCGGCTCGTCCTGCTGTGTTTCGCAATCCCGGAACGTCATTATAAACTGCTCGTTCCCGGCCTTGCTTATCCCCTCCTGACAGGCGACGATCTTAAACCGGCGCCACCCTTCCGGTAGCGCGCCTTTGCGCTCCCTCTCCTGCGACATGTCATGCTTATATTTTCCCATGTTTAAACCCCCTTATCTTCATTCCGGCCGACAATGGATAGCCAGGACGCTTAACATCCTTTTCCTTCTCGACCGACGGCACAGGTGGTATTACCTCTAAAAAGATCTCATTCACGCGATGATCTTTTTGGGCGGCATACCGATCTCGTATACCTATTCCCACTTCCAACACAATACCTGAATAATGGATCTGCGTTCCGCCAGGACATACTTCTACCGTAACCCCGCCTATTACGAACCGCGTATCCGCGCCCTTAAACTTTACCACATCGCCGATATTAAACAGCGACTTTGCTTTTATCATCATTCTTCTTTTCCTCCGCTTTACGCAGAATGTTCCTGCGCTGATAGTTACAGATCGTCAGAGCCGGCACGAATATGCCGTTAAACTCCGCCGTTATCTCTTCGGAATCCATGATATAATAGTCATAAGCGACCTTATCTTTAGCCAGGACTACTATGAATCCCTTTGAGATAGGATCCCATTGGCCGGCGCCAACATGGTTATAAGCATGGATATACGCCGATAACTGCGCCTTATACTCATCGTATATCTTCGGCTTATCATTCGCCTTTGCCTCTCCGGTTTTCCAATCACCTATCACCGGCTTACCCATCAACTCCGCCACGACGTCAAGAGTGCCGTTATACTTCAAGCCCTCATGCGTCAACATCATTTCGCTCTTATGCAAAATGATATCCGGATTTTCCTTCTTGAAAAGCATGAAGGATTTGAGCGCATTCATCACCTCTTCAGCATAGTCGGTTTCTACCTTGACCTCTTTGGCCTCGATATGCGCCGTTATGGCCTGGTGAATCTGCGTTCCTACTTCCTTGCCCTTCTCGCTCTTCTCCTGGATATACTGCGGAGTATTGATCTTGAACCAATGCTCCAACCCCGGTTTACGCAGAACATCGAGAACCTGCGTAACCGAGGGGTAGGCATTGTCATATTTACGGCGCTCTTTTTTAGCCATGTTTTAACTCCCATCTTGATACAGTTTTTCTCATTTCCGCTATTTGTCTACCTCTTATCTCCTTTATTTTATCGTAGACCTCTTGCGGATAATCACTCCTATAACCTTTCCCATACGCACAATTTTGATGCCCAAAAAAATTATTTTTTTTCAAGCATCGTTGCAACCAGGGAACAGTTATATCTAATTCCTTTACCAATTCGATAAAGGAATATGTTTTAACCATTGGTCTTTACCTCGCCGTTAAGGTCAATAGAAACAACGTCCTTCGGCTTGTCTACCAGGACGCCTTCCAACTCTTCTTCCGCGTAACCGGCATACACATCCGGACAGAACCACCTGGCGCCGTTGGTCATAGCACGCGCAAACAACATATTGCGCGGATACGACTTCCAATTGACGCCGTTCACGACCCCGGCCTTCGCCGCATCCTTGATCGTAAACTCGCTTACTCCGAGGATCTTCGGCTGACCTTCCGCGCCATACCGGACAAACTGAATAGCGCATTTCTCGTCGGTCAACTCGACGATATCATAGTCATACTGCTTTGACTTCTTGATCAAAGCAGATATAACCTTCGCTGACGCCGCGACTCTACCTTTAACTATATAAAGGTTCATCATCGACTCAAGCGGAGTCAACCCAATCTCCCGGCCGGCCAGGACCTTAACTATGGCCTGTGCCTGGTCTTTGACATCCTGGAATATGCCCGACTTCACGAATACCTCGCAAAGCGGAGTCATCTCTTCCAGGAGCGTCAACGACAACTCCTTTTTTACCTCTACTGCTTTTACCTCTTCCATACTACACCTCTCTACTATGCCGGACAACGGGCCGGCGCCGGTTTACCGTTTTGGTAAAGTCGATATGGCCTTTGTTATGTCCTGCTCTATCAATTTTTTTGACAGGGCAGTGTTGATCTGTGCTATATCCCGGATGATGTTATCCAGGTCCTTACATAGATCGTCGAAACTATTAATCGTCGGTTTTTTCTTCATAACTACCGCCTTCTTTTTGGTTTCACACTCCGGATCCTCAACTCCGGACAGCGACGTTTAACGATGCAATATTCAAGCGCCTTCCTATAACTGACGCTCTCGTCCTTCTTTCGGCAATAATATCTCACACCGGTACCATTAAAATTTATTGAAACAGTTAACGTAATCCGCATCCAGGCGCTTGTGGCCGCCATTATGCGTCCGGCACAACTTCGACAAAAACTCAACGAACTTTACTTCTATGGCATGCATCCCATCCTTCGTAATCTGCCTGCCATTTTCGTTGATGAACTGCCTGACCTTTGACTCAACGATATAAGCCATCTGTAATCACCCCCTTATCATATCCCTCGCCCGACGGAGATCGTCGCGCTAATAGACTATTAGGCCTTATTTTTTTCTTTGTTATATTCAAAACACGATATTACCCTACCATCTTCTCTTAATTGCTCCAAACGCGTAGCATTACGAACTGCCCTTGATCCAAATAATTTGATCATTCGTGCGAAAAAAGCCGGATGACTCTTTGCATCACTTTCAATCTGCGTTATGCCATTAACCGGAGCCGCAAAAGTTAATCTGAATCTCATATTACCTCCCTTCAAATCTGTCTGCCCTGCAACTATCGCAGACATCTTTAAAATCGTCCAGTGCATTAAAGTCACGCGCTATACAATCAGCGCAGACTTGCCTCTTACATACCTCGCACGTAAAGATATCCTCTACACAGACATGCTTATCGCATATTGAACATGTAATCATCTGTAACCTCCGCTTATTACCTCGACATAAACTTTAACCACGCCGCGCGAAAGCGGCGCCAAACGCGCAAACGCCTCTCTCGATAAATCAATCCGTCTGCCTTTTCGATACAATTTTTTCGACGGCCCTCGGTCGTTGACACGGACCAAGACCGTCCGATCGTCGCATTTAATCCGTAAAACGGTTCCGAATGTAAAATCCCAACTTGCCGCTGTGAGCGCTCGGTCATCGAGCCGTTCACCGTTTGCGCAGATTCCTGACGTTCCTTCTCTACTACAACTTGCTCTGTCATACCATGATGCCTCCGTATAAAAGGTAAGGCCCTGGTCGCCACCACGCGACGCGCCATAACAGCGCGGACAGTTTAATGTCACCAGGGCCATAAAAATAAAAAAAACTGTCATGCGTGGTGGACTTACGATCTTCATATTCACTACCTTTCGTTTTGTTTCGTTTTGGTGTTTAGTTTAGACACCTATAATATACACTATAAATCCTCCGTTGTCAAATCTTTTTTCACCACTTGAAAGAAACCTTAAAACCGAAATACTCCACGCCATCAGGCGTGACAAACCTCCCGAATCGTAGCCGGATAAGGATCTTCAACCATAAGGGTATGTCCCCGGTCCGGAAGTAGCGCTCGATTATTCCGAGCGCTACTTTCAGCGACCAGGGCATAGTTATTTTGGGCGTTCAGTAGGAGTCGGAGTATTGAGCGCGATATACTTCGACAGGAACTTTATGACACCCAAAAGAGCGTTATCATCTTTCAACGTCGGAGTTAATTTGACGATGACCGAAGCCAACGCAATGGCATAGGATATGATGTTGACGATATCCTGCCAGTGATTCTGAATAAACGCTACTACCTGCATATATGCCTCCTTTAGTATCCAACTCCTTTAATATATTCTTTGCCTTCATGATACGACATCGTTCCTCCGTCCGATGTCAGGTTGTCCTCGCTGTTCACTATATGTTCCGCTTTGGCCCAGTCTCCTTCTGGGGTTCCCTTCACTCCATTAGCACATCGAAACTGATACCAAGTATACGCATACTCTCGGATTCGTTCTTCCCTTGTTCTACCAGTCTCCGGGTTTGCTGACATAATGTTCCCTTCTCCACATAATACATAATTTACAATCGCAGTTATGAAAGTCGTGGTGCTTCCAGAACCAGTATCGAATTCTAAGTATTATTTGTCGAAGTACCGAGGGTTTCATTTTACGATCCTCATAATAATATCTGCGACAACAGCGAGTATCATCGTTACAAATACCCAGGTCATCATCGCATACCGACCTTCTCGCTTATCGCAAGGCAACTTATTGAGTCTACAAATTATAACATCCTGCTTATCCCTTAAATCTTTACGTACCTCATCCGAACCCACCATCCACGTCTTAACCATTGAAGTAAGGGAGGCCATCTCCACTTTCAAATCTACAATATCCTTATCCATCGTTCTACGCCTTTCCGGTCCGTCATACACAGTACATCACCCCCATTTTATAGATGACCTCGGCCGGATACCACCCTGTATCAGCATTAGGCCATTTATATCCTTTCCAGAACCCGAATTGATCCGTTCGTAAGAGTGACCTGTCTTTGATCACATTGATCTGGGTCTTATACCCGAATATCTCTGGATCCGACGGCCCAAAGATAACAGTGCCAGGTACGTCCAGGTTATACGCCAAATGATGCAAAAAATTATCTATTGATATAAAATAACCTACCTCTTTAACTAATTTTTCAACATCCGAAAGACGCAGGTTCCATGCGTAGTCACATCCGGTTAATCTGGACTCGTTGCCTAATCCGATCTGAATCAACCTATAGTCCTTGCGAAACATATCGCACAATGACTGCATGTGCGGATACGTTTTAGCATTATCCGGACCATGCGACCACGGACTAACAATAATACTTTTCATACGCCTCTACAATATTTCCTTTCCAGTTATTTTCCACCATGAACCGGTAAATGTTATCTCCCCACCCTGCCGCCCTGGCCTCCCCTATCGAAACAATCCTAACAGGAAAAGAACTAAACACGTCGGGATAGCAACAAGCAAGTATAAAATTAGGATAACGAGACAATATTTTAGGAAGGACTTTGCGAAACGCATAGTGATCTCCTATTCCATTATCGAGCGTTATGGTCTTATATATAGTCGGCCGGACGCCCCAATCTATAAGCATCTGCGAGAAGATTTGCTCGTCTTTTGCCCAAAAATCGCCTTTTTCGCCCCTAATACCCCCTGTAGGACCCCTTAAATGCCACGTAATTGCCCCAGGATCAACAATCAGGCGCCAACCCTGCCTCCGCATCCTATAGGTCATAATCGTCTCTTCACGATGCCCTACGCGCGATAACCCTGTAGGGTAATAATCCTGGTCTTTCCTATACACAAAGGTAGAGTACAGGTGATCGACTTCGATCTTCCGATCCTGGCGAAACCATTGAACATTAAGGCCAAGATATATATCCTCTATCTTGTTACTTGCTATGGATGACGTTGATACCTTACCCGGATCCAGGACAAGTCCGCCGACCGCGCCGACATCCGGTTCAAAGTTTTTCATCAGTTTTTCCAAGACATCCGGCTCCGGAACATTGTCATCATCCAAGCGCCAGATAAACTCTCCCTTTGCCTCTTTTAGCGCTGTCCTATGTCCTTCCACCTGTCCCCGGCCTTCTCCGAATATCACACGCCAGGAGATTCCCTTTTGTTGTAATAGGACAAGGCAATGACTTAAGACAGGATCCTGCCTCATATCTTTCCGGAAAGACGTATCCGTATCGTCGTATATAATCACTTCGTAAGGCACATAACTTTGCATGGCGACAGAATTGAGGCAAAGCGGAAGAGTCGTTTGATATCTGTTTCTTGTGCATATATCCACCGTCACTTTCCGTTTAAGATTCCACTTCCTGGCCAGGAGATCCTGATTCTTCTTAAAATGATCTTCCCAATATTGCCGGCCCTGCGGAAGATGGTGAACTGTCTGCTCCGGAATATGTTGTATATTGACGCCCTGGACTGCCTTCATACCCCATCCGGCAAGGCGCGCTCTATGGCATAGATCTACATCCTCCATAGCGCCTATACCGAATTGTTCATCCATAAGGCCTATTTCATCCAGGCATTCTTTTTTAATCATCAAGCAAAACCCTATCAGGAAAGGAATCCCTACCTCTGTATGCTCTCTGATTCCTGTTATGCCTACGCCTTTTTGCATTCTATCCTCATGTTATAGCCGCCATGATAAACCTGTTGTGGTTTTTTAACTATATCAATAAATCCGGCCCAGGTAAGGTGATCTGTAAGAAGTTCCAGGTCCCATCCATACTGATGTGGAACCTTAACATCCGGCAATTGTCCATATATGCAAGTAAGGATCTCATACTTCTTACCTTTATCTGCTCCGGCATATTGCTTGCAACATTCCTCTATATCCGGAAGTTCCATAACAAGCCGGCCATTCGGTTTTAGCACCCTTGCCCATTCACGTAAAATAGCCATCACCCGGTATGGAGAGAAATGCTCCAAAAGATGTCCTGCATATACCTCATCCACCGTTCCGGACTTATACCTGGACAGATCCGTAGCATCGCAGTTTATATCCGCCACGTCGTTGAAAAGATCAATATTAACGTAACCGTCCATATAATAAGGACCACAACCGAGATTAAGACGGATAGGACGATCGCTATACTTGTCGGCAAGTCTCCCGCTGTTTCTATGAAATATCTCATTCCAGTTTTCCAACTTTCCAACAGTTGCCTCGCCTTTGTGATATATAGGAAACCCACCGCAGAATTGTCCTCCTATGAATTTTGGTTTATCCGGAACCTCTGCCTGTTTATATCCGGCATCCAATGCCCTTACACAAAAGTCCGTATCTTCCCCGGCACCTTCCTGGAAAGACTCGTCAAGAAGTCCTATCTTATCGATCACCTCGCGCTTTATCATGGCGCAGTAGAATATTACGAACTTACTGCGCGCCGGATCTGACCATCCTAAAACTGGCCCTGTTATTCCTACCATATGGCTCCAAAGTTACTGATCCGATATGATCTATCGGAAATTTACCCATTATTCTGTTCGGCGTATATTTAATAGGATCGCCGGCCTCTTTAATGCTCCATCCGGCATCCTGGACTCTAATGCAAAACTCGACATCCTCTCCATTCCCCGCGCCAAATCGCTCATCAAGTAAACCGACATCTTCAAAGACCTTCCTCCGTATCATCGCGCAATAGAATATTACGCACCAATCATTTTGCGTTTCCGACCATGCTAACGTCGGCCCGGTTATTCCTATCATCATCAAAAGGTTTCCTCAACATCTCGATCCATTTGTTTACCGGCTGTGGCAACAGAACACAATCGTCGTTTAACAGGACTATATAATCACCCTTTGCCGCGCGGATCCCGGCGTTAACCGCCTTTGCATAACCAAGCGGCTCGTCAAACCATAACGTGGCATACTTCCTGGACTCTTCCGGAGCGCCATTTGCTACGACTATGAGTTCTACCTGACTCATATCCGTGTACTTCTTTACGCTTTCCACACACTCGACCAATCCTTTGGCATTTGTGTAGGTCGGTATGATTATCGACACCATTGTACGCTCTCCTCCTTGTTGATTGTTACGCTCATTCTCCCCGACGAACTTATTCTACATATTCACTGGGAGCCAATTCTCCAAACTCCACCCTTAACGCTTGTGCCTTGTCTTCCAAATCCCTCAAGGTAGTTCCATCCACTTCAGATGATTCACCTGCTGAAATTGACCGTAGCGAACGCAAACTCTTACTATCTAATACCGACAACTCTTGTAAAATCTGCTGTCTTCTGAAAGACTTCCTGCCCTCATTAGCGACATATTCTCCGTATTTATCCATCGGCCTCTCCCTCACTCTATGATTTTATACCAAGAAACGCTTGCCCGCTTCTCAAGGGTATGACTTACATTAGGAACCAACATATCGACCGCTTTCCTTACCGCACATCCCCAAGTGTCTTCGTAATAGTCGTGTCCTGAAATTATACCGCCCTTGCGGATTTTAGGGATCCATGCCTTGATATCCTCAATCACATTGTCATAATAATGGAGTCCATCTATGTAGACGAAATCCAAACTTCCGTCTTCAAAATCTTTTGATGCTTCTATCGAACTCTTGCGGACAAATACGCTCCTATCGCCGTATTTGCTTAATCTGGAGATTGCGGTGGCGTATATAGCGTCAAGTTTCTCTTGCGGAAGATTGACCATGGCTATGTTCGGCAACCTCTTATCTTCTTTAAGAGGGTCTACCGAATAAAGTTTACCAGACCAATGCTTGAGGATATGCTCCGAGAACTCGCCTTCCCAAACCCCGACCTCCACTCCCACCCTGTATCCTTCTTTCTCAAAGAAAGCAGGTAAATAATCCCTTGTGCGTATGCGGTATCGGGCGGTGATTTTTTCGCCCTTATCCAGAGCGTACAAATCCTCCGGATTTAATTCGTGCAGAGAAATCAGTTTTTCAAAATTCACATTGTCATCAAAATATTGGCACATCCCCGGTACATTAAGCATAGGAACCTTAAGGCCAATGAGAATATCCGATAACCATACATCCTCCATCCCTGCATATTTCTCTGGAGTATTGCCGCTGATATATGCGAGAACGGGCTTGCTTAAAACAATCCCCGCACCGCCAGAAATCCAATAGATGTCCCACCAGTTAGCACACTCACTCATATTAGTTAGATCACCAAGAGCCATTTTAGTTCTGTGATCGTATTTACAAAGTTCTTTAACAAGCCTATCGGTCCACAAATAAGAATCATCGTCTATCTTGATGAACCATTTGTAATTTTGCTTGGATGCCCAATCCCACATGAAGGCACTTTTTTGCGACAGTTCGTGATAGGTGGAAAATCCAGTAACGACTTCGTTAGGAAGTCCCATTGGTTTATCCACGATGAAGTATAGGTTATCTAAACCCCGGCCCCAAGTTTCAAGAACAGCCTTCGCTCTGTCTTTATATTTCTCGCAAGTGGATACCATGATACAAATGTCGGAGAGTTTAACCTCTTGAGGTTCGGGTAATTTCTCTTTCAAGTGTATCTGTTTCATCCTGTCCATATACGAATAGGCGAGGGTCGTATAAGGAAACAACTTATGGTTATGCTTCCAACCGCCCGATACGGTAGAGAATTTTGCTCCGGTGAGGTGTCTGAATAACGGAAAACCCTTGTAGTCCCTGTGAATAAAAAGACCGCCCGCCTTGATAAGCGAGCCACGATTGATGAAGTAGTCCTTCTTCGCCTTCCTAAACCCGAAGTAGAAGGTGTCTTTATCGCCATACACGAACTCGTATATCAGGTCGGAGTGTCCGTTTATGAAGTCTACAAGGTTAAGTGCTTTCCAACACCTGTCCTTATCAACCATTATGACCGATGACTCAAACTCGTGGTGTTCAGGATTAAAATCTACACCGAATACCTCGCCCAAAGTAGCCCACCTCTCGGTGTCCCACTTCCTCGTATCTGGCATAAAGAACGCACCATACTGCTTGAACTCCGTCTCATCAAAGAGATATGTCGGGTCTTTAATACAGAAACAATCAGCGTCAAGAAACAACACATCTTTGAATGAGGACTGCATTATCGCCTTGACCTTTGACTGCCAACCACCTTTTTCCTTCCAATAACTGCTGTTTTGCTTTATCCCATCGACTTTAATGAGTTTTACGTTGCCGATGTCCTCTATATATTTTCTGTATCTGGCGGGCATCTCCTTATCGTCAATGTAAAACCACTCTATCGGCAAGGTGCATCCTAAATGCCTTAATAGTTTGAAAGAGGCATACGCCATACAGATAAAGCAATGACCCCCTGCGGTAGTGACTATTCCCTTGCCGCTAAACTGCGGAAGGGGGAAGTCCTTGCCCTCTTTTTCGTCAAACAACTTTCTGAACTCTTTTATCTGGTTTTCAGTAGCCATATTATGAAGAACTTGTACTTGGGAATGAATACTTAATCTCTATAATCCTCATATGTGCCACAAATACTGTAGCGCAATCAGCAAATTGCTCTCTGACAAACATCCTCAATGCTCCGAGAGTAGTGTCAACGCAAAGAATAAAAGTGGCATGAATATTATCACCAAAATAATTATAGGACGGGTCAGTTGTCAATGTATCTGCGTCCATATCATAATACCTAAAATTGGTAATGTTTGCCGACTGATTAAACTTGGCATTACATAATGGGTTAGCGTTAGGATTTCTTAACTCTGTCCCATCATTCCATATAGAGCCACCATTTATAATATGTGGACTACTAATGTTATATAACTCAGTAGATGGATATTTACCATTCGCCACCATTTCTATTGTGAAATTCCAAGCACAGTTTGCTGGGATTATAAGTCTTTCAGAACCGCCCACTCCGTCAAGGAAAAATTCGCTATAATCTCCAGTAAGGAAGTTTGCTGAGGTATTCGCTGTATCGGGAGACTCCGCAGCAAGCATTACTTCGTGGATTTGAGCCGAGCCTTGTCCTGAACTTTCGTCCCTCTGGGTAATCTCAAAGACCTGTCTTGTCCTACCTCCGTAAAGGTGCGATAAGGCATTCTTACCCTCTGCTCTTGAATATAAACCGCCAGTCGCTTCGTTAGACATTTTGCTCTCCTTTAATGGACCACACAGACGGTATCTGGGTCATCGCCTGTTCTATAGAAATCCCCAACGCTTCTGCCATCCGCAATCGCTTCAGCATTGTTTGAGTATGGGCCGTAGATGGTCATACTACCACCACTACCACTATAACCGCTACCTCCACTATATCCAGATGTCCCGATCCCAGAGTACCCACTCGTTCCAGAGTAACCCGATTCTCCGGAATAACCACTATATCCCGAAACTCCAGAATACCCGGAAGTAGAATCTCCACTATAACCTGACACTCCGGAGTAACCGGAAACACCACTATAACCCGATACTCCAGAAAAGCCGGATACTCCACTATAACCCGAGTAACCAGATACGCCAGGTACCGTCATAGAAGTGATCACGTACGAAACGTTGAGCGTACCCTCGTAAACGAAGTGTACGATGCGTCCTGCCGACGTGGACTTTACATAAACCTTTACCACTATGCGGTCGGTTGCGTCAAGAGCATACGGAGAGGTTAGTACATAACTTGTAATGTACTCCGCTACAGATGTTGCGTTTATCTCATCGCTTGTGACATTAAAGATTTCAGTCTCGCTACCGCCTGTCGTTCTCTTGAATACCCTATACACGGCTCTTGAATCACCGCTTGCATTGTTCACATAATGGTACATATGGAACTGCCAAAGTCCGGCCGGAAGAGAAGTTATCCCAGGAACTCCTTCTATTGTAATGTAGGGATCAACCAGATATTCAGTATCGGCGAGAGTACAGGTTACCGCCTCGTCGTCCTCCGGACTCTCCGCAGGGATACGCTTGAGTCCTTCATACGTAGGAATGTCAGAACCGTCATGATGGAAAAAGAAGGGAGTGCCGGTATCATAACCTGCGCTACCTGAATAACCGCTTACTCCGGAATAACCCGATACACCCGAAAATCCTGAAGTACCCGAAAATCCTGACACACCGGAGTAGCCACTTACTCCACTATATCCACTGTCCCCGGAATAACCGGAGACTCCTGAATAACCCGAATAACCAGACGTACCAGAGTAGCCACTTACTCCGCTATCTCCCGAATAGCCACTCGTTCCACTATACCCGGAGACACCGGAATACCCGGAATATCCGGACTCGCCAAGACTTTCTCCGCTATAGCCGGATATCCCACTTCCGGAAAAACCGCTAACACCACTGAAACCACTGACTCCAGAATACCCGGAATAACCGGACACTCCTCTTGGCCCTGTGCCACCCTCTGGACCGGAATAACCGGATCTACCGCTAAATCCTGAAACACCCGAAAAACCCGATACCCCCGAATATCCGCTATACCCTGATACTCCACTTTCGCCCGAGTAGCCGGATTCTCCAACCTCGCCGGAGTATCCACTGGTCCCTGTGGCGCCTACCTCACCGGAATAACCAGATTTTCCACTAAACCCACTCACTCCGCTAAAACCGCTAACTCCGCTAAAACCGGAGACGCCGGAATATCCACTCTCACCCGAATAACCGGATTCCCCAAGACTTTCACCGGAGTATCCCGACGTTCCAGAATATCCACTCGTTCCGATTCCACTATACCCGGAAGTCCCGGAAAAACCACTCACTCCCGAATGCCCGGACACTCCGGAATATCCGCTGATTCCCGAATAACCTGAATCGCCAGGAAGTCCAATCTCTCCGGAATAACCTGATGTCCCCTCTCCGGAATATCCGCTTACCCCGGAGTATCCACTCGTTCCGGAGAATCCGCTTACTCCGGAGAACCCAGACACACCGCTATATCCAGAGGTAGAATCTCCACTATATCCTGACTCTCCCGAATATCCTGATTCTCCGATCTCTCCAGAGAATCCACTTGTGCCGCTAAATCCGGATATACCAGATCCTGAATAACCGGAAACACCACTTTCACCGGAAAATCCACTTACTCCTGAATATCCAGAGGCTCCACTGAAACCACTTATACCACTTCCACTATAACCACTTCTGCCGGAATACCCACTTCCTCCAGAGTATCCGGATCTGCCGGAATATCCGGACCTGCCGGAATAACCGCTTGTTCCGGCACCACTGTAACCGGATCTGCCGCTATATCCTGATCTTCCAGAATAACCACTTGCTCCAGCCGTTCCTGAATAGCCGCTCAACCCACCTCCGGAAATAACACAACGCCATGTTCCGGTAATCGTACCAAAAGAAACTAATGATACGATAGCGGTAGTAGCAGTGGAAAAGGTTATATCGTCTGGATTTATTGCTTTATTGTTATTATCTACAACTTCTGCTACATAATATTGCTCACCTAAATTATGTACAACTGTGAGCATTCCCGCTACAAGATCCGCATTCGTAAAGGATTTTATATAACTACCACCTGTTGCTCCTCGCTCTCCTGAATATCCGCTTGTACCACTATAACCAGACTCTCCCGAAAATCCGCTTACTCCACTCTGGCCGGAGAACCCCGATACGCCGGACCAACCACTCGTACCTTCTCCACTATATCCGGAGACCCCACTGAATCCGCTTGTTCCAGATGCTCCAGAAAAACCACTAAACCCGCTTACTCCAGACTCTCCACTAAATCCCGATACTCCAGACCATCCGCTAAAACCGGATACACCTGCCGCGCCACTATAACCGGATACTCCGGAAGTGCCGCTAAACCCGGATACACCACTTCCCGAATATCCGGAGAATCCTGATATCGGCTCACCAGTTGAAACCTTGATCCACGTTACACCGTTATAGTGATATATAGCGTTCTCATCTTCTACATATAAGGTCCAACCATCCGAGGGTATTTCATAGTTCCAATGATCCGTATCATATGTTGCTACTTCATCGCTATCTTTACCGAGCCATCCGTCCTCACCTGGAGGAATAATAATATACCGATCTCCGTCAACCGGAGTAAGGCCACTATCAGAGGACCGTCTTTCTATAACAGGATTTTTCCATACGAACTCATAAGAGGCCGCCTCTCCGGAATACCCTGATACACCAGACATTCCCGAAAAACCGGATGTTCCACTGAAACCGGATACTCCGCTAAATCCGGAAACGCCAGAATCTCCTTTCTCACCAGAGAATCCGCTTGTACCGCTTGCCCCGGATACTCCCGACCAACCACTTGTTCCAGAATAACCACTTTCACCGGAAAACCCGCTAACACCAGAAGTTCCTTCTCCGGAAAAACCACTTGCACCAGAGGCCCCAGAGGCCCCAGAAAAACCAGAAGTAGAGTCGCCTGACATGCCGCTTGTTCCGGACTCTCCTGCCTGTCCGCTAAACCCACTGACACCTGAATAACCCTGTATGCCCATCTTGTTGTTTAACTGCTGCAATATCATAGTGATCTTATCAAACTCTGCCTCTACCACTTCAGCATCAAGCGATCCGTGATTAATAAGGTCTACTAATTGCGTCAATGGCAGTATCCTGCGAAGTTCAATAGTCCACCCAACCGGAAGAGGATCGAGTCCGGAACCGACTGTAGGATAGATAACCTGACTATGCACACTGTCTACCAGATAGGAGGAAGTGATCTGCGTTACTGCACCGGCCGGAGATGTTATGTATATCTGGATATCTGAATCTTGCTGAATCTTAAAATCGTAAGTCCAATTCCGGTTTCCAATTGGCCCTACGCCATCACCATATCCCCATGTTGAAGTAGTCAGTCCTGGTAGCATTTTGCTCTCCTTAAATAATAATTACTTGCGTTGCTTTAGATGGTACAAATCCCCATGCCTGAACATCGTGACACCAGACTCTTTCCAGTCCGAGAGATGTCCAACAAGTCATATATACACGAATCTTCGTCACGTGCGTTAAAGTAATATTAATCGTACGTCTGTTCACATAATTTCTGTCGGACCAGGAATACGGATATGCGTCTCTTAAAGTCTCCACTCCGTTAGAAGTGACATACAAGTATGTATTCGCTCCGCCCGTAGGACCCGATAGATTGTTATTGTTATACGTACCCCACTCGATCGATTGAATTGTACAGTCTCTCGTAAGTATGGAATAGTTTGCTGCATCCGAACCGCTGGGATTAACGAATAGGTATCTACCACATGCAGTCAACCAGTTATTATCGTTAATATATCCGTCAGCAGAATCTGCTAACGTGGCCCCATTCGCCGCAAGACACATGTCTATATTTGCCATTACACATTCCTATGATATAACAGCGACAAAGTACAGCGCTGTATCGTTGTGCAACTGTCTACCTCTAACTCTATTATATCACCTTCTACAAGGTCTACAGATGTCCAATCCGATATATCAGAATCTTCCGATTTTTGATTCGTTGCCGCTATCGTACACTCTTTCCCCAAACCGCATATGCTTGCGGTAGTTGGGAAATCAGCATACGTAGAACGATTAACGTCTACTACAATCGCTCCCGGTTGATCTGCAACCATCACATATCCGTCCAGACCGCAATCCCATGGCATTGTAAATTGGACCTTCTTACCGGTAGTAATAGCAGTCCCACCGCCATCTATAACCAACTCCAACGCACCGGTAGTCGCTATGGGAGTGACTTGGTACTTAATGATGTAGTAAAGAGTAAGGTACGGCTGAAGATTATTATGCGCTCCAGAACCACCAACTTCGCTTGTACTATTAGAACCAGTATTCTGCGAACAATACTGAACGTGTCCTGCATCTGCCGAAGAAGTACCTTTTGTAAAAGTATGCGTATGCGTTGGCATTTCTGCCACGGAGAGAGTGTGGTTAATTTCACCACCGGAAACTCCAAGACCAGAGAATCCGCTGTAGGACGAATCTTCGCCTACCACTACCCTGCCTTTAAGATTCGGCAAGTTAAAGTGATCGCCGTCTACCGCACCATAAGTCGTCCCTATTACAGCGAAAAGGTCAGCGTATGTACCAACCCTTTCAAGAGAAGAACCGTCGCACAACAGGAAATCTGCCGGAATGTCTGCCTCGCTCCAAGCCACTATCGAACCTATCGGCATGGCACCGCCACCGGACGGACCCTGCGCACCGGAGAAACCGCTAAACCCGGAGAAACCACTAAACCCACTATCACCCGAATACCCGGATGCGCCGGGGTTCTCTCCGCTATATCCCGAAACCCCAGAGAACCCGGACTCTCCGTAACCCGACATTCCCGATTCTCCGGAAAACCCACTCTCTCCGGAGTATCCACTATAACCGGAAACGCCGGAAGCACCGGTAGGCCCGGTATTATTAGAATCAAACCCTCCGTCTATCTGCTCTTGCAACTGCTGTGTAATTGCAGTAAGTTTATCGAATTCCGCCTCTACAACCTCTGCATCAAATGATCCGTGGTTAATGAGATCTACGGCTTGCGTTAAAGGTTCGCGTCTTTGAACAGTCAATACCTGTGATGCCGTAAGTTTTGGAAGTCCCGATACAAGAGTAGGATATGTGACAACCGAATTGTCTACGTTAATAGAGTAGTTGGATGTGATTGCTGTGGTCACTCCACCCTCAGTTACATACAAAAGAATATCTGATCCGTCTGTGGTCAGTATCTTAAAAGTGTAGGTAAACTCGTAGGCGCCCCCATTTCCTGTAAACTTATTGTAGGTAACTAATCCTGGTAGCATAAATCTCCTATCTTATATATTTTGTGTTGGCACTGCTCGCTCCGCCACCATACCACCAGTACAGGCCAGGTAGCATATTGCTCCTTACTTTTTCTCTTTACGATAGTGAAATCGCTTTAACATAGCATCGATCTGTTCGCCACGCAGTTTATTGATTTCCCTTTTTCTTTCTTCATCGTTTTTACGATTATATGTCGATGAAGATATCAATTTTGATAACTTGGATGAATAGTTATCAGCAAATGATTCAAGCGCCGCCTGGAATTCTTCTTCACCGATCTGCTTGCGTAATTCCTTTACGCGCGGAGAAGTGCGGTCTATATCAGATACAGACGGCGCCATATTAACATCAGCCAATCTTGATATCTCCTTTACTACATCACTATCAATTGCTGTTTTAACCCTGCTACCGAATAATAACTCTGATACCGCTCCTTCTGTCCTGATCGGCTCTCCGGTTACTTGAGATACTGCTACCGGTAATTTTTGACGCAATCCCGGAATAGAGGCCTGCGCTTTTGATATAGCGGAAGTATCTGTCCGGCGAACGTTTGTATCTGTCGCTTTGGCAATATCATTTACTATTCCAGGTATTGTTCGCGCTCTTATATACGCCACCATTTCGTTGGAAAGACCTTCGATGGTTTTCTTTATATCTTGTTCAGATAATGATTTCTTTAAACTTTCGTATAAATCTCCCATCTCTTTAAGGCCAGGAACCTTTAATACTTGTTTTCCTGCACCTTTTACGTATTGGTATGCCATTGTAGGAAGATCGGTTCCATATTTTTTAGCATACATCATACCGACAAACGGCGCACCTAACGGACCAAGATAATCAAGCGAGATCCACTTGCCTCCTACTTTAATAGAATTAGGAGCGGCATTCTTTACCCTGGCAACGTTCTTTTCCGAATCTGTAGACGAATCATATTCACCGGTAAAGTCGTCCGGATTTATCATGCTAACTAAAGCGGCTGACATCACCAGGCCTATTCCACCCTTTACTCCGGCATCTATTGCCTGCTGTATCGGCTTTTTATTTCCATTAGCCAATTCTCTCATAGCATATGGAAGTTTAAATAACTCTATAACAGCAGGAATCCCACTAAAATCAACACCGGCCTGGACTACGTTAGCCGGTGTTTTTACGAAAGGCATAATCTGATCGCCAATCCTTACGTCACCGGTAAAATCGTTTAATCCATTTCTTATAGCCATTGCAAGTTTGCTATATCCACCTTCATTCGTATATGTGGAATACCTTGCATCTGCAATTGCCTGGCTACGAACAAACTCTCCTTCCGGTGTTGCCGGACGTAATTTAATTGCATCCTGAAATATTTCAAGCGCCCTCTTTTGCGCCGCCTCTCCGGCCAGGCCTTCCGCTCTTGCTATTTTAGACGACGCAAGGTTCGCAGAATCGGCAAAAGCGATGGAAGATGCCGCAACATCCGGAGCGCCCATCAATTGCTTAAATACAATATCTTCATATACTCTGCCGATCTTCCTGGCGATTCCAGGCCCTTGCGAATGCGTAATCTCTTCACCGAGGCGCATCTCACTACGCCATGATCCATCCATACGGCTAATGTCGTATCCGGATGCCTGATATATTTTATTGACCGCTTTGACGTATTCCATAGCAAAGTCATTGTTAAGGCCGGTATACGTGTTGCTTGCCATCCGGCGCTCAAACGCCTGTATTCCACCCATGACAGTATTGCTGATGATATTAGTAAGCGGAGATTTAAGCGATAACAGCATGGCGCCGCGTCCGGATACGGACGTAGTCACTTTTAATGCGCTTGATGGCGTTAAACTACGCAAATAATCTTCAACCTCTTTGCGCTTGGCCCAATATTTATCAGACGTCATTATATTCTGCGATACCGTATCGTATACCTGCTGTAATTCTGTGGCGCGCTTTATGATCTCCTGGATCTCTGCCGGCTTTAGCCGTATTCCAAGTTTATCCGCTATAAGATCTTCGTAAACCGTTTGCATCTGATCTGAACTCAAGACTCCAAGATCCTTGAGATCATCTATCTTATCGAGAATAGACGCCTTATCTTCCGGACGTCCTTTAAATGTCTTTTCTGCCCAATCTTTTAACGCGCCTTTCCGCTTGGTGGCCATCGCCTTCTCAAAACCGGTATTTACCTTCGTGGCGATATCTTCGCTGACATATTTTCCGAGCATAGCGCGCCGCTCTGCGGATGATTTTGCATTTATAAGGTCTTTAACAGTAATATTGCCGTCTTTTATCGCTTTACGCAGGCCGGCAATTGAGATAGGATCAAGATCTTGTTGGAATAGACGTAAAATCTCATCCGCCTCTTTGATATCCAATTCCTGCGCATCTACTTTTTCTTTGAGTAGTATCTTTTCAGCATCTATGAAATCAGTAATGACTTTTTTATTGAAACCTGGCTTATCTTTTCCGAATATTTTCTTTCCGGCAATCTTAAACCTTGCATCAACTACCATATTTACAAAATGTTCCGGAGAATTTTCGTCTATACGGCCTCGTAGTGCTACGATCTCCTGTCCGCTCCTGGTCCGGCGCAAGGATAGCGCACGTTCTGCCTCATACCATTCCTTTATATTTCCTGCGGCCTTCATCTTTTCGGCATAAGCAAGAGAAACAGCGGTATCGCTGACTCCAGGAGGCGGAGCATCTATGCCAAGCGCTACGCGCCTGGCCGCGTCCGGCTGTTCGTCAGCGAACTTCCATCCCCTTGCCACATCTTCAGCAAGGTTCATCTTTGTATAGGTTACCGGCCCTTGATAGAACAATTCTTCATGCCGTTCCAGGACCCTGCTATACGCCTTACTCTCTTTGATCTCACCGGAAATATTGGTTATCGGCTGTGGAGCGACTCCTTCTGTTTTAACCTCACCGGCAGGCGCCTGTTCGGCCGGAGCGGCAGGAGTAGCCGGAGCGGCCTGCGCAGGTTTGGCCGCCTCTTTTTTAGATGGTTTAGTGGATGCACCCGACATAGCGCTTTCCCGGATCGCCTCGCTTACCGTAGTTTCCTTAAATTCACCGGAAACACTTTCTACAAAATCCTGCGTTAATTCCTTATCACCAACAATACGATTTACAGATTCGTTTTCATCTGCAAGCATCCTATCCATTACTTTCCTGACATCATCCGACAGCGGAACGCGTAACTGTTTTACGCTTTCGTATATCTTGGTCAGCCATTGTTTGAACCGCGCAAATGTTTCTGACAATTCCGATGACGGCGCCCGGCCTTCCCGGAGATAGCGCTCCCATCCCCTGGCAAACATTTCGTGCTGTTGAGCGGTCAATTCTGTCTGATTATCCTTTATCTTCAACCAATCGGCCAGGACCCGATAATCCGCATCAACAAGACCCTTCTTACTTGCCTTAAATAGATCGTTCAGATACCAATGCGCCAACTCATGCTGAAACGTCGATGCATTGCTATTTGCGGCCAGGAATATCTTATCCCGGACAACCGGATCCTTTGAAATCTCGATCCATCCTCGCGGACGCGGCTTACCTACGCCGGATGCTTTCTGTTTTAGAATCATGGCATCTACGGCCTCAACGCCTTCTACGCCTTGACTCAAAGCGGTCTTTATAAGCGACCTGGCCATACTTGCGTATATATTGGATCCGGTAGAGATGTCCCGGTTTTCGGTTTCCATATAGGCACGCGCTTTTTCAATATTCATCCGGCTCATGTCTATTTTAGGAATATCGGCCGTCTTACCATATTCGGCTCCATATACCCCAATCAATTTTTCGTATCCTGGCTTATCCACATAATCTTTAAATTTTGGCTCTATCTTCTTTCCAATTAATTTTGATGCTTTTTCTACGGCATTAAGATAACTTTTTGTATCACCTTTAGAGGCACCCTTTTTAATTATTTCCATTGCCTCAACATATTTCGGATTTGTAATAGATGCCAAATTACGTTTTTTTCCTTTAAACATTACTTTTTCAGATTGTCGATTTTGGAAATTATCGAAATCCAAGTTAGTAGCCATCCGGAGCCATTCTTTTGGAGTACCTCCGCCAAGATGTGCAGGTATAATTTTATGAATACGCGGATCAGTAAGAGCAGACAATAAATCTGCCTCATTTATGGCAACATATATAACTCCAACATTAGGATATCGTTCAGCATATTTTGTGGCTAATTTTACCGGTAACCCTATATCCAATGTCTTTCCTGTAGATATTAAGAACTTAAAACCTGTATCACCGAAAATTTCAACAGCATTAAGATTTTTTGTATACTGACCATAACCGGCTTTCATCTTTTGAAGATCGTATCCAAGACGAATCAAAGATGGAATGTCAGATGCTTGTACATCACCGACTCCATATCCGCGCAAAATACCTGTAGTTTTAAGAAAATCTTTATAATTTTCTAACTGTCCGGTTCTGTAAATCCTTACACCAACACTTAATGGTTTTGCTTGATATCCGGTTAACTGTTTTTCAAATTCGTAACATTGTAAACATGGCGTTTCAAGGCCTTGCTTAATTCCGGCCTCAAATAATTTGCGCGATACGGCTGTTTTAATAGCGGCATTTGATGCCTGGATTGATTTTTTATTAGGCCCTTTCGGTTCCGGAAGATAATCATCCAAGACCTGGCGCATAGTAACCAATTGAATTTTTAATGCCTTGCCTTTAGCGCACACAGAATCCGGAACAAAATTTATCCCATAATCAGCATTAGGTCGAATAGGACTACCGCCCTCCACCGGAAACCGATCCGGATTGCTGAATACCATTGAAAGGAATTCTTCTGCCGCTAATTCAACATCGGTATCGCTATTTTTTACTTTGTCCGGTATCTTACCGGCGCCTTCTGATTGCGGTATCTTATCTGACAGGCCGGAGATGGTGCGTTTTACATTGGCGAAATCACGCTGTTCATATATATCAGCGTGTTTAATCATATCCCTAACTTCTTTTAATCGAGTAAGATCAAAATCTATTTTTTCCGCCTCATCAAGAGTAAGCGTTATATTTTTTACTTTTGTATCACCCTTACCATCTCTATACCCTATATCTACAATAAGCGGATATTCCTGGCGCGTTGATTCTCCAAACGCTAACTGTGATAGCGCCCTTGCGTTATCTTGTAATATTTTAAATGATCTTGAATTTGCCCATAAACTATATTCAAGACCATTGCTATTTTTACGAACCCATCCAAAATCCGTCTGCGCGGAATCATAGTGCGCTATACCGAGAGCGTTAGCCGCATCTTCATGATCCCCAACTCTTACCGCCCTGCCATCAGGAAATATCCATGCCTTATCATCTAACATCATATCTGTGTGATCAGGTATATAATCATTCCCAAACGTTTTTTCAAGATATTGTGTAGTGATTTTTGATTTTTGTTCGTATTTGGTGGTGATTTGGGATGATTTTCTATCCTCAATATATTCCTCATAAGCATGCTTTTCTAACCCACCTCGCCTCGCTAAATAAAATGCCGCTATGTCATCCTCTGAATATTCATATAATTTCCCAAGATCATATGCTGTTTTTACCTTTTTCCTATTTTCGATAAACTTATCAACTGTTTTTTTATCTTTCCCCATTACGAAATTACCGTATTCATCGTGTATATAAAATCCTAATTTCTCTAATTTTTTATTTAACTGCCCTGTTTCATACTGAAAAGATAACTCTTCCGGAACAGTAAATTCTGCTATAGCAGATTTACCTTTTTTAAGTGCATCTATCTCTTCTTTCATCCCATCTTTAGCAAGAATAACCCTGCCTCTCTTTGCTGACTTCACATACTCCTCAAGAGTAGGAATTTTATCTTGCGCCAAAACTTCTGCACCCGGCTTACCCTGTGCCTTAAATATCTCCGGCATCTTCTCTTCGTGGACTTCCTGGACCGTCCGGCCTTCACGCTTGGCGATCTGCCGGATCATGGCCGTATATAGGCGCGCATTGTGTTCTGCCTGGTGTTCCGACATACCGACTTCCATGAGCGTAGTTTTCATATCGGTATGTGCGGTAAACACAGTATTGGCTAATTCATCCGCCCTATTACATACAAAATCAGCGGCGGCATTCTTTACCACCGTATCGGCCGCTATTGGACAATTAACGCGGATATTATCTTCAACTATCTTGGTCAACTCGCCAAGCGAATGCCTTCTCATATCATGAGAATATCCGGAAAACTCCAAAACCTTACTTAACGCAAGTGACCTGGACAGCGCCACATTATCGGTCGTTTGAGTGTTGATATATTCTTCCTGCGCGGTATTATAGGTATTCGCTACAGCATCTTTAATCTCTTTGCTAACACGCTTATCATTAAGCAAATCCTGATATACCCTGGTGATGACATCCATATCCCTGGTATCGATCGCCTTTGCGAGATCTTTATTATACTGTTCTATTATCGCCTTCTGATCAGGTTTTGCGGCACGCTCAATCATATGCAAGGTAGTAAATATCGTTCCTAACGCAACACCATGCGTAACGCTCTTATTGGTTTCATCGAGCGTCGGCATCCGGCCCTCTTTAAAAGCGTTGTAATATGATTCCATATATCCAATGCTTGCCATAGCCGCTATGGACCGCAGACCGGTTCCGGCAGATCCATAAAGAGTATTGAGCGCAGTTGCCTCAACGCCGGATAGCATCCCGCCAACAACATCACCGGTAGATGCCTGTTCAGCAAATGTGCGCAATCCTGATCCAAGCGCCCATCCCGGTATCCTGGCCAGGTATGGCGCTACTTTATCAAAAGTAGCATCCATCAGCATTTTCTCTTTTGCATATCCACCTGTAAGAGTATCAACGATAAGCGATGCGCCGAGTCCGCCGAGCGCACCGGAGAAATCCTTCCCGAACCTTTCCGGCGTCTGACTTAATTCTTTCTCGCGCATATTAACGTAATCTTCTGCGCCGCGCATAAACATTTCATGAAAATACCACTTCGTGTTTTTGCCAGGTAACAGATTCTCAATCATCTGATTTATACCCAAGATAGTCTTTTGCGCTCCTACTGCGGCAGCGCTGACATTCTCCCGGCCGAATTGTTTTGCGTAGTTAACTCCAAGATCTACGGCAATGTTGAAGGTAAGATCCTGCGGATTACGAATAGGCACAGACAACGGATCTTTAATGTCTATCCCGGCCTCTTTAAACATAGGCGCTATTGTTCGATCGTAAAAATTCGGCTTATAATCGAGTATGTACTCCTGACCGTTGTAACTCGCCAGGGCATTATCGACTTCCGGCTTTGACATCTCATCCGGGAATTCCAGGATTTCGTTTGTGTTACTGTTTAGTAGTTTCACTTTCCGCCTTACGATTAGGATTAGGTTCAAACTTGAACGTTTTTGGATTCCATATCTTGTGTGATACTGCCTTTGACTCTTTCGGAAGAAAGATATTCGCCTTTCCCTTTTTTGATATTACTCCATTAGGAATCAATCCCTGATCTACTGCTAACGATAATTCAGGATATTCAAGACGTATCGTATGATCTACCGCAATATCATATGCCTGCTTTGGTGTTTTCTTCTGCGCTATTGCCTGTTCATAGCGATATATCGCTTGGTCTTTCGTTGCCTGTGTTTGAAAAGTATCATCTGCCCATTGCATGATTTTTACTATTCCAAAATCATGAGCGGCCTGTTGCGGATCTTTTTGAATAGCGTCTTTTAAAGGATCATAATGTTCCTGCATTACTTTAGCGCGTTTCTGCTCAATATAATAAGCAATTGACGCTTTAAGATCGGCATCCATTTTAGGATTCTTTATTAAAATCTCTAATCCGGTCTTTGTTAATTCAGCCAACGTTTTTGTAGACGCTAATTGCTTAATAGAATCAGCGTATCCCTGATTGTTGGTTTCAGCGGTATAATCCTGTTCAAATGCTCCTTTTAACTTTGTAGCGGCTCCGCTCTCTTTAACAAGAGCAAGTATCTTACCCAACCCTTCCGGATCAGCGGCGGCGCGCTCTTGTAATTGTAAACTTGGATTCAGAAAAGAATCTTTTCCTAACGCTACATCGACTATAGTATCGGCCTGACCATCTAATTGTTTCTGCTTGGTTTCATATTCTACCCTGGACTTTTCTGCCTTACTAATCGTATCGATTTTACCCTGGAGCAATGTATTGGTAGCGGCCGGAAGATTCAACTGCGCAAGTAATAAATTCGCTCCATCAGCATCGCCACGCGTTTTATGCAAATACGTTGTAATACTGCTTTCCGCTACAGCGGCCTGCGCCTCATCTTTCGTCTTTTGACGCTCGCTTGGTAGCATACCTAAAATATCTGCCTGTGTATCTGCTAATTCACCGGCTTTGGAAACAGCGGCCTGAAGATCTTCTGGAGTCTGCGCCATAGCGGCATTTTTCGTAAGATTCGTAATAGATGCTGATATATCTTTTGCTTTGCCGATCCGTTTCTGTGATGCCTCATGTTTTAAAGCAGATTCATGAATCGTATTGGCATGAGATCCGTATTCCTGGATCCACTCTGCCTGAATACCTGCCGGAAGAGATGATGCAATTTTGCTAACATAATCACTTGTTAATTGTTTTGTGCGCGAATATCCGCCTTCTGCCTCTTCCCCGACTTGGTTCATGGTTCCACGAGGCCTTGTCTTATACTTTCCGGTAACAGGATCCGGAATACCATACTCTTCAGGAGTATCGTCATACATTGCCTCCTGAATATGTGTATCAGCCAAATTGGTAGCATTCGCTTTTAAAACCTTCATATCCAATTCGCGCTGTTTCAACATATAAGCGCCGAACTTATCCGCCTCTGAAACGATTTTCGTTCCTACGGCCTCTGTGGCCTGGCCTACGTTCGCTCCATATGCGGCTGGAAGGACATCCGGAACGACAGGCGCCTTGACTTCCGCTATGCCTTCCTGTGGCGTTTTTATTCCAACTTGTCTATCATAGGTCGGAATTTTCATTGGTATATTCTCCTTGTCCCGGCCGCTTTAGCGATTTGTGTCTTTGTAAAACTCTCGCTCGTCTTTGCAGTAGGCATTTTTAATGATCCATATCTTTTATACTGAAGGCCTAATTGACCTATAGATGATGCGGTATCTAATATCGATCCAAGCGCCTTAATGTTTCCGGCTTTTTTGGCGTTCTTTGCCGCATATTCATATTGCTGTTTCTCAACATCAGCGGCCCATAATTTATTTTGTAGATCATATTGAATATCCCACAATCGCTGATTACCCTCATCAGTTATTCCTGCGGCGGCCGCATCAGCATTATACCGTATGGCCATTTCATCCATTTTCTGCTTATCAAATGTATCAAGTAACGCATCCGCTTGCGATACAGATCCGCCACCTACCCCCATAGCCGCGCTCGTCGCTTTTTGCGTTCCGGCAGTTGCCTCTGCGATCTGTTGAACGCTTTTTGCCTGCATAGACGCGTCCATCATAGTAGCGCTTATATTGCGCTCCATAGCCGCTTTTGTCCTGGCCGTATTCTGCTCTGCCGTTCTTCGATAAATATCTTTTTGTAACTCCGCGTTCCTGGCGGCGGCCCGATACATCGCTGACGTAGATGAACCTTCGCTGTATGCTCCATAAGCGCCTGTAGCACCGCCTACAGCCATAATAACACCTAATGTCGCATACCCTCCTGTTGGATCGCAGAACCTCGCGCGTTGCATGAAATCTAAATGAATATTACGCATGTATGATATTCCTCTCAAATTTGAAAAAGTGAAACGGCAAACCTGCCTTACCATGCGGCAATGCCGGATTTATCTCGGCCCCCAAATGCCTCAACCACCGGATCGACTTCTTGTTGCGCGCATCGATGTAGTTATATAACAAAGGATACTCATCCATAAATCCGTCTATAATATCTTTGGTCTGCCTCAATACATGCCGCGCCGCTTTCTCCAGGCGCTCCGACCCCAACATCCATATAAGCGCCCGGCCATAACGCTCCGGATCAGCGACTATTCCGAACATACCTACCGGCTCGCCATATACAACAGTAAGGCATACTTTAGACAGGTAATATGAGAATGTAAGCGCTTCTGCCGGAGTAAGATTATTAGAGGCCCATATCTCGTCTATATCGGTCTGCCGTAATCGACTCTTCAAAAACGCCACATCAGATAAGGTAGAATCCCTTATAACGACATGCGTATTTTCTTTAAGAAGAGTATCAAGCACCGGTCGTGCCTCCGATAGTGACAAGACCCGCAATATATCGTATAGTAATAGGAAGAGGATCTATTTGCCGGAAACAGAACCTGCCTCCTTCGCCCATGCCTCCGCCCATAGTATCCTTTACCTCTCCTGTAAACAATTCTACCGCCGTTCCGTAATTCGTCACGAAGTTATCGCGCAATTCATACAGGTCAGTAAAGTTAGGCCCTATCCATCCGCCTCTTGAATTGTATACGCCCAGGACAAATTGAGATAACTTTATCCTCCGGCCCTGCGCCGTTCCATCCCGGAGATTTGCCTCAACATTGAGCGTTTCCATATCTGATGTATAAGGCAATCCGGCATTTATCTTGGATGCCGCCACATCCAGGGTAATAGAACCAAGCACTACTTCCTGTTGACCCTTTACTTCTCCATCAGCAAGTATCGCTATCGTCTTTCCTTCCAGGTGATCAAGACCTGTCCAGGTTTTAGTAGGAGATACACTTGTAAGGGTAACACCACAATCCATAAAGAACTGATTTTCCGGAGCAGTAGACGCCAAGCGTTCTACCATGCGTTCTATGTAACGCTTTGTTCCGCGCTTTACCACAAACCACGTCTGATCGTATGTTCCCGCGGGAACGCACGATACGCTTTCAAAAGAATCTGTTCCGGAATTCGTATTATGCTGCGCCCACGCCAGGACTTCCTGTTCCCGGAGATAGGTCATAGACAATAACGCGCCGTCAGACCGGACGCACCAGACGATCCTGTCCGGCGACTTTTGGTAATCCATATCGACTATCGTATACCCGAAAAACAGGTGATTCGCCAATATCGAAAGATCCGACCCTGTAAACGAATAGGTCGCCAATTCGTATCCAAGATCCCTTATTACTCCGCCCATCGCCTGGACAAAGATCGCCCTGTTTCCTATGGTAACCGCGTCTACGTTACTTGCGCCTTCATATCCGTTAACGCGTTGCTCGACAGCAGTAGGTGTGAGGACCGTTCCAGGATCGCCGATTGACCACTCCGAGGATGACGTGAGGGCGAGCAACGCCGTTAACGGAACAAGATTATTAATACCATTCACTTCTCTTGAAGGCAGATTTACAGTAATACCATCGCTATCAACTAAAGGTACACTTCTTGAAAAGTCGTAATAATTTCCTGTCTGTGTCATCCAGGATGTTTGCGGTTCATTATAGGTATTGGCTAATATCAACCTGTCTTGCGGATTGAACTCTATTACTGACGGCCATCCGCGATAATCCGACCATGAACCCTCCGTCCAATCTTCTGTAGCATCCGTAGACGCTATCGTCCTTACAACATCACCTGTAACTACCGTTCCTGATGTATATGAGGTTATCTGGACTATTCCGCTTTGATAGAACGGATCCGATGTAAGGTCGGCATTCAACGTCCCGGAAGAATACCCTGTGACCGTCAATCTTATAAGGAACGGCTCCGCGTTGCCGGACATATCTTCTGTTCCGTAAGTATTAGGATTAAAATCGTTCTTTCCGTCAAATGACCGAACCTGCGTCCATGTCACTCCGTTATCGGTAGACTTCTGTATGTTAAGCGTAGCGGTCCATGTTCCATGAGATACTACTCTCCAGGTGCCGCCGCATTTAATAGAAGAAGATTGAAGGTTCGCGGTAGCGGATATAGATACTTTCTGCGCCTCTACATAATGCCTTAACTGGAACAACGCCCCGACATTTCCTGTCGTGGCATCCGGCGCGTGCCCGGAATCAAATACAGACAAAGGCGCTATCACCCAATAATTATTGGCAAGATAATCGGTACTGAATGTGCCTGACGTATGCTTGACTATGCACTTATACACAGTACCTGATTCTGTCACATACGTTCCTACCTGATACGCGGTAGCGGTAACCCAGGCTTTTGCCGATGCGGTAAGCGTTATTCCCAATCCGGTCACCGCGCTTGCCTCGATCCTTATGGAAGAATCAGTATTAGGCAACTGGAAAGGGCCGCCGACAAAAGGATACGTCTCCAGGCGCCAATCGGTATTTCCATACCGCGATAGCATCCTGGTCGTATAATCCGGATGCGCTACAAAAAGAACATCCGCAGATTGCGTAAATTTAAGATTGTCTACATCGGTTTCAGAATACGGAGTAGGTATCTCATAAACCGCCTGTTGCACCCAATATGACTCCCAATTAGCGCCTACTCCCGGCTCGTCAGTTGCGCTTGCTGTATGCGTAGTTATACACCTGTATATTAATCCGCCGTTCTTCGCCACGCTCATCGTGCCGGAAGCGCGCTCATAGGTATATACCGTACTAAGCGTCCATACACCAATAGCATTGATGTCATCCTGGATAACCTCGATCGACGGCATGACCTGGTAGAACCGGCAATAATAATCGCCGAATTCTATCTGGTATGTCTCATCTGTGGCAAATACGAACTTACGCAGACGACAAGTCTTTCCGTCGTATTTAGCCGTAGCCATATAATACGTGCCAGGCCTGTTAGACGCAGATCCGTCTCTATGGACAATAAAATTTTTAAGGGTCTTGCACCAGGAAGGATACTTCGCTAAATCCGTTCTACTCCATAACTGCGGACTTACCTCTCCTCCGGCAAAGGAGTTTTTTAATACATGAAGTGGACTTGCCATTATCTAATATCCTCATAGGTACTGGTCGTTTTCTTGCGCGAATCATCATATGCCTCATACGAACTCATGCGTTCGGCCTCGGATATAGCCATATTAAACAACTTCAACATTTCTCCGGCAACTTGGTCGTCTCCGGTCAGGTTCGGAGCCATATCAAAAGCAAGGCGACAGGCAAACGCCGTTACAAAATTAGCGTCAAACATCGTAGTATCCTGGACATCAAACGTATATTCTCCAAGCGCCTGATAACAATCTGTCAGTATTATTCTCTGGTTATGATCAGGATCATATATTATCCTGAACTGCTCCCCATTATCCTTGTCCGCCGTCGATTCGCTATATACGTGCCATACAGCGACAGCGTTAGAAGGGTATGTATAAGCATATAACCACTTCCCTGCGTATATGCCTGTGCTCGACACAGCATAAGTGGCATTAAGCACCAGGGCCTTAACAACCGTAGCAAATCCCCAATCATGAGACCGCAAGGTTTCGCGTCTTGCGGTTTCATAACATCGGTTCGCCTCTACTGCCTGGACGGAACTTTCCGTCAAATTTGCTATCTTGCGTTGCTTTAAATGCGCTAAAGCGATATTGACTATTTCAGTTTGACTTGGTGCCGGCATATGAATGTTTCCTTTCAATGTACGCTATAAACAAAATCAAAAGAGGAACAATCTGCGTTGTTCGCATTGGAAAATGAACCGTCAGAGTATATATAACCATGAGCGCGCCAAGAAGGAGCGCCCCTTTACACTTCTTAATCAGGTCCCAGGCATACGCTACCATGAGCATAAATCCCGGTATTCCTATTTCATACATCACCTGCAACCAATCGTTGTGCGCGGTAAGCCACGCACCCTCGGATCTGGCAGTAGTAAGAAGTATCCCGGATACGGATTGAAACGTCGCTTTATAAGTACCAAGTCCCCAACCGATCCAGGGATGAGCCAAAGACGTGCGGAAAGTTTCAAACCAGGCAGGGCCCCTGCTTATTAAAAACTTCGGCAAGGCCATATGAACATAGGCATAGGCAAACAATATCACCGCTACTATCCAAAACGCCTCTTTTACGCGCTTCTTTACCAAAGGTATGCTTTGAATGATCAGCGCAATAAGCACTATCATATAAGACCGAAACTGCATCACATTACCCACTACTCCCCGGCACGACGATCGACTGAATCCAAAGTTCAACAGATTGTCTTTTCCG